CGGTAGGCAATGCCCGCATCTGTGCCTTCCTCAGCAGCTGTGATGGCCTGCTCAAGCTCAGCAAAGGTGCTGGCATCCAGCGCGCGCGTCATGGCGCTGGCGGACCCGTTCCACACATAGATGCCGTTGTCGGCTTGCGTGGTCTGGTTTCGCACCAGCACGCGATCTAGTGACGCCATCGTGACGCCATCGATCGTGGCGCCAGGACTGCTCAGGTTGATGTTGCTCTGAGTGCCAACCCTACAGCTGTCCTTCCACGCTAGGCCCTCAATCGCGCTATCCACATAGCTCTTGGGCACCGCATCGCCAGATGCCGTGGGGGTTGGCAGGTTGGTGACCTTGGAGACTGAGTTGAAGTCAAGGTCAGTTAAAACTTTCCGCGCCATCTCAGGTCAGCCTCGCAAAGCCGGCGGTGGGTACTGTGAACACGATAACCGTCCTGTTCACGGTCGGATGCGTAACGTCAGCGTCCACCTCGTTGCTGCCGCTGTCGTACACCTCGACGGATGGGATGTGGCCAAGGTTGTGGTTGATCGTCCACGTCAAGGCAGCTGATGCCTGGGTGAACACATACCCACCACCTTCGTCCGCAGCATCCACCCACTGCGTGCCGTCGTATTTCAGAACTTCGCCAACAGTCGGATTTGCCAGCGAAACATCGCTCAGATCCTGCAGGCCAAACTCACGCGGCTGGCCACCAGGCGCCACGGCACCGGCAGCAAGTTTGCTTAGCCCGATCTCGCATAGCTTGCCGTCGTCCAGCTGGCGCACCTCGCGAACCTGATAATTCACACCATCGACGGTTATTGGATCGCCGTAGACCAAACCGCCAAAATCGGCAAACCGTGCCGTCAGTGTGTAGTCGGTGCTCAGCACCATCTCACCGGCCAACACCTGCGTCGGCATGTCGAGGATGCCAAGCGCCGTCACAGCTCCAGCCGTGCAGCTGACGCCGAAATCATTCAGGAAGACGCCCAGATCTTCAGTCAGCGCCATCGGTCTTCACCTTGCGCGCGCGTGGCTTGGGCTCCTCAGCCGTGGCCTCGACAGCACGCCCGATGCGGATCAGCTCGGCAGCCACAGCAGAGTCCAGCTCGTAGACCTTGCCAGCTTCAAGGTATGAACCCTGAGCGGCACAGTCGATCTCAATCAGAACCTTCATGCAAAAAAAGGGGGGCGGTTGCCCGCCCCCGCCTCCTTATCAGGTGGTGATGTCCAGGATTGCAGCGAAGCTCTTGGGATCGCGCACGGCCACGTCATAGGTGACGATGCCGCGAACGCTGGTCAGAGCTTTGCTGAAGTCGTCCTGATCTTCGCCCACGGTGATCTCGAGGCCGTTGCCCCAGAAGCCCACCATGGCCTGGCTGAAGTCGCCCATGAGCAGAGCCGAGCACACACCAGAGCTAGAGCCCTTGGTGAGAGTGCTGGGCACCTGGTTGGTGGCGGCCAGAGGGTAGCCGTTCAGGGTGCCGGGGGTAGGACCGCGGCCGATGCCGGCCAAGTCGGTGTTGAACAGGAAGGGACCGTCGCCGGTTGTCGAGCCACCTGCGCGGAGCTTCTTCAGGGCTGCCAGCACCTTGTAGTTGGTGAGGTAAGCCACGGAGCCGGGGTTAACAGCACCGTTCACCTGCATCACGGCAGCTTCCAGATCCACCACCTTCTCCAGGGTGACAGCACCACCGTTGGTGCCCATGGCCACGGAGCCGATGCCGGAGGTCTGCATGATGCCGGTGGGCTGGCCGCTGGAGCCAGAACCGTTCAGGATGCCCAGGTCGATGGCCAGGTTGATGCCATCGGTCAGGTCACGCCGCACCAGCTCCTCGATGCCAGGGGTGCCCTGCAGCAGGGTCTGGCGGCTGTACTTGGACAGGGCAGCCAAGTTCTTGGGAGCCATGGTCACCTGGTCGAAGGTGGACTCCGACTGGGTGATCGCGGTGGTCTGGGTGCTCAGGTAGTAGGTCGAAGCCACACCGGAGCGGCGGGGGATCGCCACGTTGCCCACCAGGCCAGGCATGGTGCGCACGCCCAGCTGAAGCATCAGGGCGTTGTTGCGCAGGAACTCGATGAACTCATCGGCCAGCAGATCGGTAGCAACCAGGTTGCCGCCGGTGGTGGCACCGGAGGTCACATAGGTGGCGCGCTGGCCGCCCAGGGCAGAGAAGGGAACGAAGAAGGATCGCTCGGTGGTCTTGGACACACCGGACTTCTCCACCTCACGGGACAGCTCACGCACCAGGCCGGCCTCACGGGAGGACCAGTCACCGGTGAGCATTGCGCGGATGCCAGCAGTCAGGCTGTAGGCAGCGCGCTCATTGGATGCCATCTCCACAGGGGCGACGGTTTCCACAGGCTTGGCGCCCAGCTTGTCGAGCACCACGGCGCGGGCCTCATCCAGGCTGCGGCCGCCGTCGATCAGCTGACGGCCAAGGTCGGCCATGTCGTACTTCTCAGTCAGGGCAGTGATGCCAGCGATGCGGGTGCGCTCGGCTTTTGCAGCCTCAGCAGCCGCTTCAGCCCGCACCGCCGAGATGTCGGGGGTGTTTTCCATCGGAACCTCAGGTTCTGTTTCGGGGGTTGGTGATGCGGCGGAGGCCGCAGGATCAGTCTCAAGAGACCGACCCACACCCACAGTGGGGTCTGCAGGTATGCTAACCACGCTGATCTCGTAGGGAGCCCAGCTGGTAGCGACGAAATCACCGCTGCCGCGTTGCTCCATTTCGTTGATCGCGTAGCCAAAGGATACATTCCGAAGAACGCCATCCTTCACGTCAGCCAGCACCTCCTGAGCGAAGGCGTTGCGGCTGAATTTCACCGTGGCGTAGCCACGTTTCTTTTGCCCATCAATCCACGCGCGCTCCACCACGCCGATCACCTTGTTGGGATCGTGGTTGAACAGCAGCGGCGCTGAATCGTTCAAACGGGCCAGATCAGCACTGCGCGCATCATGCTGCAGCACCTCATTCCCGAAGTAACGGGCGACGGGAAACTCACTCGAGAAGGGGAACTCAATGCTGCGCTCGTCTTCGCTGACCGTGAAGTCAGCTACCTCGGCGCGCTTCAATAGCTGCCCTTCAAGATCACGCGATAGGTCCATCGGTGTCCTCGATGTCATCCTGCTCATTATCGGGTGCAGCAGCGTCATCAGCCTCGGCGGCAGTCTCCGCCGGCTCCGCTGCCGGATCCTCCATCGCTTCGTGCTCGTTCTCTGGGTCGCTATCGAAGTAGAGGTCCAGCTCCTCGGCGCGATCCACCTCAGCCTTGCGCGCAAGCAGCAGCTCCTCAAGATCACCGCCTTGCTCGGCCACCACGTCTGCCTGCGTCTTGAATCCGCAGCGCACTGCGGTCTTATATGCCTCGACTTCTTTCGCCGGATCCACCCAGCTCCAGCCGCGCGGCATCCACCGCACACGCCGGTAGCGATCGGGGTCTGTCTCGTATGCAGGCAGGCTCAGCGCACCGCCCAAAACCGCCATCTCCAGCCAAGCTTCAAACACCGGCCGGTGGAAGTTCTCGATCATGAAATGCTGCAGCGCCTTCCAGTTCTCCCGATCCTCCAGCAGGCTCAGCCGGCTGCTGCTGTAGTTCGTCTGACTAAAGTCGCGTGAGATCGTCTCGTAGCTGCAGCCCACGCCAGCCGCCATTGCCCGAAGCATCGCGCGCAGGAACGGCTCCAGCTGCCCATCCGGGGCATCCAGCTGCGGCACCGTCACCTTCTCGCCTGGGGCTAGGTACTTGAACACGCCGGGTTCAAAGTTGCTCACCCGTTCGTTGTCGTACACCTCATCACCCAGCAGCTCGCCCTCCGGGCTCTCAATGAAGCCCATCAGCGAGCTGGCCGCGCGCGCGCGCACCACCTCGGCCTGCTCGTAGCCCTGCAGCATGTGCAGCCGCTGGATGGCGCTCGCCAGCCAGGGCACGCCGCGGGTCTGTCCAGGCCGGTCCTGCACATACAGGTGCAGCACCTCAGCAGCAGGCACCAGCCGGTGGCGTGCAGTGGTGCTCGGTCCAAACGTCGAATCGCCCGGATGCTTCGTCAGGAACGCATACTGCACCGGCCGTCCCCAGCGGTTCAGCTCGACGCCCATGCGCCATTCGTTGCCATCGATCGTGCTGCCGCCGGTGTAGTTGTCGTCCAGCAGATCGCTCTCGATGATCTCCAACGCGAACGGCACACGGCCACCGCCGAACGGTTGCCGCACCATCCGCACAAACACCTCGCCCGACTCGGCCACTGCACCGATAAGCAGCCGCTCGATGTCCTGGAAGCTCAGCCGGCCAGCCGTGTGACATGTGCCCTTGCGCCCCCAGTCCGACCAGGCCAGCTCGATTGCATCGTTGACCGTCTGATCTAGCCGGCCGCCGCCGCGCTGCATCCGCACCTGCGCCTGCATCCTGATGCCGGTGCCGATCACGTTGTTCCGCACTGCACGGATCGCTTGCCGCGCGTAGTCGTTGTCGCGCACCAGCTGGCGCGAACGGTTCCGCAGCCGCGGCAGGCTGCCCTTGATCTCCGCATCAGCGCTGGTCCCGCCGGTCACCCAGTCGCTGGTCAGCCGGCTGACGCGCGCGCCTTCATACATCCGCCGCCGCAGGGCAGGCATCGGAGTGGCGCCCTGCTGCAGCCAGCCGAGGATCGCGCTACGGACGCCCATCAGAATCTCACGAACAGGTTGTGCGGGTTGCCAAGCCCATTGGCGTGCAGCTGTGCTGCCTGCTCACGCTTGACCGCTGCCTTCAGGGTACTTTCAAACGCCAGTAGGTCGTTAAGCTCCATCTTCTTCAGCCGCCGGCTGCCGATGCTGTACTCAGCAACAGCGCCGCCCGCGATCATCGCGCGGATCGCAGCCTGCACCGCGTCGAGATCCTTCTGCGACTGGCTCCGGCCATCGAATGCGCTCGGCTGGCCAGCGTAGCTCAGCCCAGGCAACACCTCGAGCTGCCCAGCCCCTAGCGTCACATGCTCGCCGCTCTTCGTGGCCTCGGCCTGCCAATACCATTGCCCGGAATCAAAACCGGTGCTGGTGCCCTGCGCGATCAGGAACTCCCAACCGGTGCCGTAGGCCGTGCCCACCACCGTCGCACCTTCATGCGTCTTGTTGAATCGCAGGTAGTAAGTCAGCGTCCAGCCGCCGCTGCTGC